GGGGAATTTTCGGTGCTTGGCTGAGGCATCCTTTTCAACCCTACCGTCCATACAAGATGAACAGCTCGCCCCCAATGTGTGTTTGGCGAATTTTTCTGGTATGATTCTAGGTATGATGCGGCCTGGAATGTGAACTTGCATTACTGAATCTAACAATTCGGTCAATATCACCACCACAACCACAACCTCAACCAAAACACATCACCATCAACACCGTGCCAGACGTACGCGTAACCCCGAGCGGCTCCATGAAATGTGGGCGTCATTCGGATTGACGGAAGAGGCACCAGAAGATTGGTTTAGTTCCAAGGAGTATAAAAAGGAACTTGACAAAACGCGTGAGCGAGCTAACACTGTGAAGCATCGCGCATTGCGTGGGCTTAAAGGCTCTTATCAACACAAGAATAAGCCCGAACGCCGCTTAGGCTCGAAAGAAATTAGAGTCAAAGAACTACATGCGGCCCGCTCACGTCGCGAGCGCCCTGTGCAAGGGCTGACTCGTAAGGAGCGAGGTTATCTTAAAGAGATGACTACACAACAACCAGTGACCACGATAGAGTTGCTAGAGCGACATGTTCCTAAGTTCAAGAGGACGGGTTCATTGCCGCAAGGCCAATTTGTTTTGACTGCACAACAAATTCAGGATTTCATGAAACGCGGCAAAGATTACAAGCGCTTGATTTCCACTCTACTTGTTCGTGGTAACATTGAAGAGAATCCAGGGCCTTTTAAACCTGGTCAGCACCCCGGAAAACACACTAGGTCCGACAAACCTGAGATCCGGGTCACACATAAGAAACCTTCACTTGTAGATATATTTAACACACCATCCATAACAACCACATCCACCCCAGTCGTATCAGGCGTCGAAAAGGCCACCGGCGACGTGAAGTCTATGGGGTTGTTACCAACTCCCACCATACCACAACTCAGTGCTGAGGAGCTTACTGAATGTGAGAAATGGTATCGAAACACCTTAAGTCCGGAGAATCAGGTTTATTTTGACAGCATGCCTCATTTTATTGGAATTAATGATTGGTTTGACAAACAGAATGCTGCTGGTCAGAAAGCCAGAGCAGAGCCAATCATCTCCGGCTGGTTTAGCGCTAAGAGTAAGTTTGTGGAACTTAAAATGAAAACCACACCACCACCACCTACCACTACACCTCCACCTATATCGTCTACTATCACCACGCACACGGAAATGCAATCTAATGGTGATTATTTGACGCAGGTAATGGAAGGGGGTAATGTAGTCAACGAGTTCAAAACAGAGGCACCACATAGAGTTTTAAGAGGTTATCAGTTGTCGCCTGCTGAAATGAGAACGTTGGTCGCTAGTGGTTATGGTGATCCAAACAGTATCACGAACGTAGATTTCGTAGATGTCCCCACTGTTTCGGATGAGAGATTGGAATCAGATTTAGGTCCTAAGATGCACTTAGCGGATATTGAAGTTGCAACATTGACCTTCACTCGATTATACCCTTTCTTCTTGTTTAGGTGGTTGTATCCTATATTATTACTGATACGCACTCAATCCCTCTACGGGGCAAACCCAATACGTACACTACGTGTTGCTGCAATTCAAAGCGTTTGGCTTAGACGTGATATTATCTTCGCTTTAATCGCCTTTTGCGGGTTCTGGATACTTAGAGATGTAGCCAGATGGCTTTGGATGGCAACCATGCTCGCGCCCATCGTTGTCACTGTTGAAAAACTTTTCTCTAAGAACATTTGGAGAAAGCACACAATGTTCTATGTTCCCCATATAGTGTCGTGCGTTTTGGCTGACGCACCTATGGGTTGTAGTCGGGAATATTTAGCCGCTACAACACGCACTAAGATCCGTCAATTGCCGACACTGCCCATCCCAGATAGAGAATTCGAGTCTTGGATATCAGGCACTGAAATGGCTATTCGTGCGTGTCGAGATCCGGAGTATTTTCCCGGTGGTGCCTTCTGTGGTCCAGAGTACTTAAGAAACTACGCAGAAGGCCTACGAAAGTCTATGCTACAGGGTTCCGAAGAAGAGAAACTAGACTCCCGGAGATCCGACCTTACGATAGAGACGACACCGAATTATGGAAAAACTATTCGATCCCGGCGAAAGTTGAAAAAGTTACCTTTCAAACAAAGGTGTATGCGAGGAGCAAGAACTTCAGAAGGCTCCCGTACGGATTCGGAAATGGAATTGCACCGCTCAGCGTCGACCGCAAAGACCCAGATACCATTACAAATGGGTTCCTTAAGCGAGCCGCAGGACCCACCCTGCGGCCGAACCGGCGACTCCTTAGGGAGCTCCGCCGATTCACCACCACCTACGTTCGTAGAAACTACGGACGAGGTGGTTTCCGAATTTTAAGTTTCGAAGAGTGGTTGGGCTCGACCTCCTACAACGAAGCTCGGAAAGACGAGTTACGTCGGGCCCATCGAGAAAACAGGGGGAGTAGGCCCCCCATGCATTATGCACAGAAAGTGAACAGTTTCGTCAAATTAGAGTCCTATGACCAGTATAAGTATGCTAGGTGGATTAATTCCCGGGGAGATAGATTTAAAGCCTGGGCCGGTCCACTGTTCAAGTCGATAGAAATGGTCGTTTACCAGGACAGGCACTTTATTAAGCATGTGCCAATACCAGATAGACCTGAGCTTGTGAAGGGGTTGATTAAGGGATCTTTAAGGTACTTCAACACCGATTTCACAGCCTTTGAGAAGCATTTTGTGGAGGAGATTCAGGAAAATATTGAATTTGTACTCTATGACGAATTGCTTAAGTCCAAAATAAGTGGCGCTGATCTGCGCTATTTACATAAGGTCCTTACTGGGGAAAACCATTTGAAAATGAGGTTGGGTGCAATTGCCAATCTTAAAGCTAGGAGAATGTCAGGGGAAATGTGTACATCACTAGGAAATGGTTTCACTAATCTAATGTTAGCACTGTTCATTGCCTCTAAGAAGAATGGTCACATTGATGGTTTCGTTGAAGGCGACGACGGGATCTTCGCATGTGACTTTGAGATGACCAAGGAGGATTATGTACAATTAGGATTCGAGATTAAAATTATCGAATTAGCTTCCCCTTGCGAGGCCAGTTTTTGTGGCATGGTCTTTAGCGAGTCTGGGGAGATTATAAAGAGTCCACTTAGAGTTCTTGAAAGCTTTGGGTGGACCCATTCCTTCATTGATGCGTCCGAGAAGATAATGTTAGAACTTCTGCGGGCCAAAAGCCTATCCTTAGTATATGAGGTTCCACAATGCCCCATATTAGGTGCTTTAGGTAGGGAGGCTTTAAAACGAACACGAGGTGTTGTTCCTCGTTTTGTTCCCGATGGTTATCATACGTTTGAACACGTGCCAAAAGATGAGAAGGGCTTTGCCAAATTTGACCCTAAGCCAGACACGCGCGTGTTATTCGAAAAAGTCTACCACATTGGGGTTAGTGAGCAGTTATACCTGGAGAGTCTTATTCAGTCTAATGACTTGCAAGGGTGTTTCGATGCACTTCGATTCCACTGTGACATTTATGATTATGCTGCTAGATATGTATTAACCATCCCTGGGGGATAAAGACCCATTCACAATAGCCCTCGCTGTTAATTCAGCTCGGGTTCCGCGTCTTTAGACAAATTTCGCAAGACGTTAAACATGCG